CCGATGGTAGGAGGAACAGCAACAACTCACAAGTTTAACCTTAAAAACCCTGCTGATACTAACGCTGCATTCCGCTTGGTATTCTCAGGAGGTTGGACTCACTCGGCTAATGGAGCATTGCCAAATGGAAGTAATTCTTTTGCTAATACATTTGTATTGCCTTCAACTGCATTTTCATCAAATCAAAATATAAATATAAGCTATTATTCAAGAACAAGTAATAACACAACTGGATATGAATTTGGTGTAAGTTATGACAATTTTAGTGCAAGATTTGGTTTAATAGCTCGTTATTTTAATCTAAATTCTGCTTATGCTTTTTTTGGAGCTAATGTAGCTGGTACAAATCCTGATAGTAGAGGATTTTATTCTGCTAATTCTGTTTCATCAGGTGTTCAAGTTGTTAAAAATGGAAGTGTCTTAACTACAGGAGCAGTAGCAACTACCAATTTAGCATTATTTACTGGTACTAATACGGTAGTTTTAGCAGCAGAAAGAAGAAATGGTGTTCCAATAGAATATTCATCTAAAGAGTGCGCTTTTGCATCTTTAGGTAGCGGATTAACAGCAACTGAGTTAGTTAATTATTATAATTCAGTACAAGCATTTAACACAACCTTATCCCGTCAAGTATAATGCAAGTTCACCTACTCACATACGAAGAGGCTCAGAGTCTTATTGGCATTCAGTTTATGCCCGATAATTATTTTAACCCTATAATGGATGCTGACGGCAATCACATCATCAGCATAGAAGAAGTTGAGCAGTGCTCAATTGATTGGGTGAAAGCCTTACCTTTGATAACTTACAAACCTATAATATTCGAATCATGGCAGGAGTAAAAATTACAGACTTAGGAATATTGACCACAGCGGTTGATGCAGACTTACTATACATCGTGGATGTGAGCGACACATCGCAATCCCCTCAGGGTACATCCAAGCAGATTGAGGTGGGAAATATGTTTCCAAGCGGAACATGGACACCGACCATAAATACTAATTATGATGCAGTTACAGTTGATAGTGCTATTTATTCTGTAACAGGAAATGTGGTTTCTTTTACCCTTTATAATGTAGATATTAATAATAATACTTCTGCTCTTTTAGATGGATTCGCTTCATTCACACCTCCATCGGGTTTGGATATTTCCACAATAGGAGCTTGTTTTAATGTAACAAGTTTTATTAATGATTTTATTGATTCAGGTCCTGATACATCAGTCTTTTTAGATTCAGGATTAATAAAACTTCAAATTACTAATTCTGTAACGGAATTTGATAAAATAAAAGGAACAATTCAGGGGCAATATACTTTATCATGAAGACCTCATCTAACGGCATCCGACTCTTACAGGAGTTTGAGGGATTGCGCTTGACAAGCTACCTCTGCTCGGCAGGAGTGCCAACCATTGGCTATGGCGCAACCTACTATGCAGATGGCAGCAAGGTGAAGCTCGGGCAGACCATAACGCGAGACCAAGCTGATCAGCTGCTTAAGGATCACCTTAAGGAGTTTGAGGGCAGCGTGGTTGGTCTGCTTAACACAACCAAGGTGAACCAGAACCAGTTCGATGCCCTTGTAAGTTTCTGCTTTAACCTCGGCGCAGGCAACCTTGCTAAGTCGCAGCTGTTGAGGTTTGTAAAAGCCAACCCGAAAGATCCGAAGATTGCAGCTGAGTTCGCCAAGTGGAACAGGGCAGGCGGTGAGGTATCTCGTGGCCTTGTAAGAAGAAGGAAAAAAGAAGCGGAACTATATTTTGCAGCAGTTGTATAATAGATATTTGCTAAGGCATAAGACAGAGCCATTTGTGATGCTTGACGAAATGGATCTAACCTTCGAGCAGTTTGTTGAGAAATTAAAATCATCATACGTTTTTAATCACATGTGGGGCAATGACGACAAGAAAGAAAGTAAGTAAGCCAAGGCAAGTGCTTGATATTATAATCAAGCATTGGCGGCCAACAATTGGCAGCTTGGTGATTCTTAGTTCAGTCTTCGCTCTTATCTTCAAGCAGATTACAACAGAGACACTTGCAGCAATTGTGGCGGCAATGGTCGCAGCAGGATACATACCAAAAAGCAATGACAATGGATGAAGGAAGAGACTCAACATATACTACACTCGATGAAGGGTGCGTGGTGGGTATTGGCTGCAAAGTCCATACGCATCATCATGTAATTAAACTAGAGCCGCAGGTTGTGTATAAGTCAATGGAGAAATTCACTATCTTTGGCAAGCAATATTGCACTAATCAATGGGGGCAAACTTTCGAGATTGCTGCCGATGAGCCAGTGCCAGAGCCAAAGCCGATGCAACAATTCTACGCAAGCGATACAATTCAACCTACAACATCTGCATTCTTGCTTGCTCCTAAGCCAGAGGCAAAGATTATCATCAAGCCTCGGACTGAGTTCACCGAGTATAAGCCGAGTATGGATGGGCCTGTGATGGGCATGCTTTTGACTTTTACAATTTACCTCACAGCGCAATGGGCATGGAGCTCGATGGGTGCATGGAATAACCTTTATAGCGAACTCTCTGCATGTCTTCGCTCTTCATCCTAGAACATTCAATCGACCTCTTCTATGTCGTGACAGATAGTGATGGGAAGATATACACCAACAACGAGCTCTTCAAGAACTATGTCAGCCATATTAAGCCGACAAAGATCACCGACATCATAAGCATTGAAGGAGATAAGCAAGATTTCATTGAGGCAATTGCAAGAGCTCGCAAGCATTCACCTGAGCCTTCAAGAGTATATGCTCGGACAAGACAGAAGAACGCAAGCGATAGATATAATGTTTGGAACTGCTTTGCGATTGATGATACTCTTCACTTTGTTGGCATCCAGATAGTCGATGTAACTTCAATCAGCTCGCATGAGCATGAGCGGCAAAAGAACCTACTTGAGGAGTTTCGCTTTATGCTTTCTCATGAGCTCCGCCAACCACTTACCAACATAGCAGGCCTTGTGAATATGCTAATGCAGCATCAAGTCGCAAGCGATGTTGATCGCAAGGAACTGCTTGGCATGATACATACTTCAGTGAACAAGCTTGATGATGCAATCAAGGCACTTGTTAAGAAAGCAGCTCGGGAGTTATGACAGATCAGCAAGCGGATGAAAGACTGGTTAAGGTTGCCGCTTGGTATGTGATTGAGAGAGGCATGCCGGTATGCGTGGCACTGCAAATTTTGCAAGCAGAGCTCAAGGATAAAAGAGAATTTTGGGAGTCATCAAAACAACTTATTAAACTCATACAAGATGGAGTCTGTATATAAGTACATCAGCTTTGCCACAATCATAGTGCTTCTATTCCTACTGCTAAAAACTTGCAGCAATGGAGTCGAAGCAGATTATCGCCTTAAGCACACGATATATGAGGACAGCGTACTTATCGCCTCGCAGAAGAAGATAATCGCACAGGGCTCATCTGATGCAGCAAAACAAGCACAGCAAATCGCAGAGCTCGAAGTGAAAGTAAAGAACGCAAGCGAGGTTGTAAAGATTGAGACCAGGACAATCATCAAAACGCAGATTAAGCTAGGCGATACTGTAATGGTGCAAGGCAAGCCATACATCCAACTGCCAAAGCCATTCCTTAAAACAACCGAGTGGTACACAATCGGTGGCATGATTAATAGACTAGGGTGGTTGCAGATTGATTCGCTTGTGATTCCGGCTAAGTTCACTTATGCAGTTGGTGACACCATGCGCACTGGCTTCATGAATAGGCTGCTTAAGAAGAAGGACACGGTGGTCCGCTTGAGAGTCGACAATCCCAATGTGCAAGTTGTGGGGCTTGAGAATATCTACATCAAGCAAGAGAAGAAGTGGCATCAAACAACCGCATTCAAGGTGGGAGTTGGAGTGCTGATTGGGGTGGCCGCAGTTAGTGTTGTGAAATAATTAGCTTGTGTTTCAGCGAGTTAGGATAATTGCGTGTAAATAGTTTTGATTAATATTGTGGGAATCAAAATAAGCTATACATTTGTCAGACAATCATTCACTCATAAATCATTTACTCTTTCACTCATGAACACTTTTTTCAAATCACACGACAGCACGCAGTTTTTTAACTACGATCATTTATCTGGAATCATGTTGACCATTGTGCAAGATGGCTGCCATCAAGGGCTCTTCCAAAGATGCGACAAATCATCATTGATACTTGTTCGCCAATACTCCAAGGAGATGCAGCAAGGCCTACATGAATCGGTTCGCACTTATCATCCATCGGATGTTAACGAGTTCTTCAGAATGTATCAGAAGACACTGCATAATACACAAGTATCTTTTAATCAATTAATAAATCAATTCTAACTATGGCACTAAAAGCCCCATCAGGGAATAACACCTCCCGAGCAATTGCACCAGAAGGCGCATTTGTTGCAAGATGTTACCAAATCGTTGACCTTGGAACAACGATGCAAACAGGACAGTTTCCAGGCAAAAAACGCAAAGTGCAATTCATCTTTGAACTGCCTACAGAACTCCATGAGTTTGAACGTGGCGAAGGCGAGAAGCCGTTCTATGCTCGCAGCATCTACAATCTAAGCATGAATGAAAAGGCAGTACTTCGCAGAGACATCGAAGCTTGGGCAGGCAAGAAGATGACCAACGAGATCGCATCAGACTTCGATATATTCACACTGCTTGGCAGAGCTTGCCTAGTGAACATCACTCACGTTGAAAAAGGAGACAGCAAATATGCCAATATCATCGGCATGAGTCCAGTGCCAAAAGGAATGGTTTGCCCTCCTGCATTTAATACTCCGATTTGCTACAACACTGAGGAGCATGATGAGGCTGTATTCAGTCAGCTGCCAGAGTTTATCCAAGATAAAATTAAGATGAGCGATGAGTGGATTGCTCGCATCAGCAAGCCGTTAACTAGAGTGGTAGTAGCTTCCATGGACTCTGCTGCATTCGAGATTGAGACTGAAGATGACGGCTTCCCACCTTTCTAAATAAACAAAGGGCCGTTAATCAGACGGCCCTTCATTAAAAACAAATAAATCAATACACTATGAACGCAGCTAATATAGAGAACATTTCCGAGTTCTACAAGTCATTGAACTCCACAGAGGTGCTTCGTGCTCAGAGCATGATCTCAAGTGCACCACAAGCCATCGAAGACAGGCTCAGCTACGACATGAGCGCAGAGTCAATCAAGGCAGCTAACGATGCAATAAAGCACATCGAAACAAACCGCAAGATGGTAACAAGTCCGCTTGATGCCTACAAGAAATCAGTCATGGATGTTGAGCGCGATGCCACTGCTCCGCTCAGAGCTTACATCGAGCAGCGCAAAGCCATGATGATTGACTACTCCAACGACCTTGAGCGCAAGAAGGCGGAAGCAGATGCGAAGATTGCACAAGAAGCAGCCGATGCGCTGATGTCAGCAAGCAGCAGCGATGTGAGTAACATCTTCGCAACCTTCACCGATGCAACAACAACAACCACACTCGAGCTCGACCATACCAAGAACATCCGCATCACCAAAAAGGCGGAGATAGTTGGCGAGGTAGATTGGGCAACACTGCTCTGGACACTTATGCAAGCAGAGATGTTTGATGTGGCCGAGTTACTCCGCAAGCTTCCAAAGGCGATGGAGATCACCAACATCGCAGAGATACCCGGAATCGAAATAGTTGAACGTAAAACACAAGCAATCCGATGATCACACTGCAAAACATGGCCGATGAGTTCAATGAGCTCACACGCTACCTCGACGAAATCATGCCGCCAAAAGAGCAGCCGCTCAAGGATAAGGTGAAAGATGCAATGATTGATGCCTACTCACATGGCTACCATGACGGGCAACAAGCGATGTACGAAAGGCAACCTAAGCCAACCGACACAGGAGGAGACAGCGGAGGGCTCGCATATTATGAGTCGCTCTAACTGGACACTCGAAGAAACCGAGTTGCTGATTGAGTACTATCCGCACCGGTCCACAAAAGAGGTGGCATTCATAACTGGGAAATCAATCTCCCAGTGTTATGCCAAAGCCTTCGCACTTCAGCTGCATAAGACTCCAGAGTACATGGCAACAGAAGCAAGCGGCAGGCTCAAGAAAGGACATCAGCCAACGCAGTTCCCCAAAGGTCATCAGCCTTGGAACAAGGGCATGAAAGGACTTGACATCGGAGGCAAGGAGTCGCAGTTCAAGAAAGGGCATCAGCCCCACAATCACAAGACTGTTACATCCGAGCGCATCGATGAAGATGGCTACACCTACATAAAGATTGCAGAGCCTCGCAAGTGGGTACTCAAGCATCGGCACATCTACGAGCAGCATCATGGTAAGCTTGAGCCGCACATGGTAGTCACATTCATCGACAAGGACATCGGCAACTTCGCCATCGAGAACCTTGAAGCAATCACCAAGGTGGAAAACATGGAGCGCAACCGCATCACTAAATATCCTCAACCAATTCAACAAGCAGTTAAAACCCTAAACAAATTATGGCACGCAATAAAATCGAAGACCTAAGGGATCACTTATTCGAAATCATCGAGATGCTCAAAGAAAACGACATGGAGCTCGACAAAGCAAAAGCAATCGCAGACATCGCCCAGGTCATTGTCAACTCAGCAAAGGTTGAGGTTGACTTCATCAAGGTAGTACATGGCAACGGTAGTGGATTTATTCCATTGGACAAGAGAGCACTGGAGCAATGAGCAAAGTAGAAATTACAATCAGAGAGAATGGTGATTATCTGTATGATGATGACAAAAGTTTGGAATGTACATTACTAAGAAGAATAAATTCACCGTATTATTCTGAACTTAAAGAGGTAAAATTGGTATTACAAAAGATTAAACAACTTAAAGATAAAAAACATCCGACCTGTATTCTTTATGATTTATTTTACAAAAATGTTAGTATTGATTTTCAATTTGCAAAAGATTTAAAATTGTATGATAATATAAATCACCAATGTTTTACATCAAAAACTAAAATTGGTAAAGCACTAATTGATATATTAAGCAATACTGCATGTGGATTACAATACATTTTATTTTTAAAAACATGGCAATCAGCCAATGAAATATCTTTAGAATTTATACTAAGTCATGATGACTATGTAAAGGATATACATTGTATGATTAATCAAGGAAAACTTGATGAAGTCCTAGACTGGAGATACCAATGAGCCGCGACATCTACAACAGCATTGAAGCCATCAACGCATCAAGCATCAAGAGGCACTACACTGGCAGCATCCAATACGCTGCCGGTGCTCTCGAGAGAGGCGCAGAGTTCCATCGCAACCTTCTTGAGACGGAGCCCAGTGCAATGCCGCCCAATGCTAAGCTGATCTACGATGCCATCATGAAGCACCCAATGCTCCGCTTGATATTCGAGAAGTCAGCAAAGGAGATCACCTTCATCAAGAGCATCGACATCGATGGGCGCAAGGTGGCAGCAAAAGGCATCCTCGACTTGCACTGCCCGATGTACTCCATCAATGCCGACATCAAGACGACTTCCTGCACCAACCTGCGAACCTTCGCAGCCGACATGACTAAGCACTACAACCACATCCAAGCTGTGTGGTACTCGTACCTCACTGGATTTGATCCTGCAAACTTCTACTACATAGGAGTGCCCAATAAGTTCAAAGGCGAACTATTTATACACCGACACACCGCAGATGAAATACGAACTGCCGAAACGCTTATCCGAGACTACCTGGTCCACAGAGGGCTTTGAGAATTACTCCTTTACAAATGTGATGTACTACTTCCTGCATCGCGACTTCATATATCTAGAGACAAACTTCAAGCATCTGAAAATGATGTATAACCACTTCGATGATGCAACGGTATTCATAAGCCTTGCCGAAGATACCAAGTATGTCGAGCTTGTATGGAGCACACCTGGAAGATTTAAAAACAATTATAAATCATCAACACCTTATGACATCTACACCATTGAGAAGAATCCAAAAGCTCTGCAATGACAGAGCCGATTCGTACAGAGAATCAGAAGACCAGTACGCACTTGTGCTTGCAATGGCCTTCGAGCACATCGCAATCTACTGCGAGGAAGAGCTTAAAAATGAGAAGCAGATGATAATAGATATCTGCAACGAGTGCGCTCAGGAAATCAGCAGAGGAAACATCGGCCTCGGAAAGCCCGTAGGTGAGCAACTTTATAAAAAGAAGTACCAATGAGCCCAAAAGAGAAAGCACTGGAAATATATTGGAAGTACATTCAATTAGTTGCAGATGGTTCACACCCCGAAGAAAATGCCAAAGAGTGTACATTGATTATGGTTAATGAGCTATTAACTAATTCAACATTTTTATTAAGCTATGGAGAATTGTATTACTGGAATCAAGTTAAACTAGAAATTGAGAAATTATGAAAAAGCAAACAGCAGTTGAGTGGTTGCAAGAAGCCATGAGCAACAAGTTAAGCAGCGAAATCGGGCCATACTTTTTGGACTTATTTGAGCAAGCCAAAGCAATGGAAAGAAATCAAATAATGATAGCACATTATGTAGGTAGTTCACCAAGAATCGTACATAATAATTCAATACACTATTACAGCGAAACCTACGGCTCATGATCCTCCGACCTTACCAAGAGCGATTCATCAACAACATCAGCTCGAAGCTGCGCATCCATCGCAAGGTGGTTGCTCAGCTCGCAACAGGCGGAGGCAAGACAGTATGCTTCGCTGCGATATGTGACCGCTACTGCGCTCGAAGTACGCAGGATGTCTTAATCCTCGTTCACCGCGAAGAACTGCTCACACAGGCAAGCAAAGCCATCAACCTTCCAGTGCAGAAAGTAGTGGCAGGAATGAAGACAATACCTCATGCTCGCGTGTATGTCGCAATGGTGGAGTCAGCTTACAAGCGGCTGCACCTCTTCCAGAACATCGGAATGGTGATAGTTGACGAGTGCCACATCGGCAACTTCACCAAGGTGATTGAGCACTTCAAAGATCCTTTCATCATCGGCTTTACCGCAACACCACTTGCCGCCAAGAAGACCAACCCACTGCGCAACTACTTCACCGACATAGTGTGCGGCATCGACATACCAGAGCTTATCGAGCAGGGCTTCCTTTGCCCTGAGCAGACATACTCCGCGGCTCAGATTGTCGACCGCGCTAAGCTTAAGATGAAAGCAGGCGAGTTCGACCAAGCGCAGATGGGAGCCATGTATAAAAGCCCCAAGTACATCGACACAACAATCAATGCCTACAAGCAGCACTCCCTTGATCAAAAGACAATCATCTTCAATTGCAATGTCGAGCACTCCAAAGCAGTCAATGCAGCCTTCCTTGCAGAAGGATTCAACTCTAAGCACCTAGATGCTGACTCACCCGACAGAGCAGAAGTCCTCGAGTGGTTTGCCAACACTCCCAATGCCATCCTTAACAACATCGGCATCGCAACAACTGGCTTTGATCAGCCCGACATCGAGACTGTAATAGTTAACAAGGCAACAGCATCGATGCCGCTTTGGCTTCAGATGTGCGGCAGAGGTGCAAGGCCGCATCCAATCAAGCTCGCATTTAACATCATCGACCTTGGTGGCAACTGCGCAACACATGGCCTCTGGTCTTCACCTCGAGAATGGGAGCAGATATTCCATAACCCCAAGAAGCCAGGCAATGGAGTTGCTCCTGTAAAAGAATGCCCCAAGTGCGCTGCTCTCTTGCACACCTCCAAGATGATATGCCCTTGCGGCCACGAGTTTCCCAAGGTGGTTGTGCTTGATGAAGGCATTCAGGAGTTTATCGAGATGGGCAATGCCATCGATATCAAGAAACTCATTGCTATGAATATGCACCACAAAGAATATAGATCACTCTTTGTTGCAGTCGAACATGTTGCCCTGCTTGCAAAAAAGACATTAAAAGAAATTAATGAGGAGAACTATATCGAAATTGAAAAAAAGAATCACGAAATTGCCAGGCTCTGGTGCAAGCAAAAAAACAGAAGATTTAATCACTTCAACAAAAAGCTTGT